GGGGCGGCGCATTGAAGTGCAGGGGCGACGCGTTTGGATAGGGCGGCGGGGCTGGCCAATACCGCAACACTATGAAGCGCTAAAACCAGAGGCCAAAAAGGGGCGGCGGGCTAAAGGCTCTTATGAAAGTTTGCAAGTGATTGAATAACAACGAAAGATAATACTTGCAAAGGTACGAACAAGGGCGCATAAAGAAGGGGCGGGGCGATAGTGCACCGCATACGAACAAGAGGTGGCAGAATGACTACACAATATACGCAAGGGCCTTGGCGCATTGGTGACGCGGGGCAAACGATATTTGGCCCCAAGACTGAAGCGCCCGCGCCTGTAATGATTGCCAGCTTGCACAATGCACGCGGCGCGCATAAAGCAAACGCCCGCCTGATAGCCGCCGCGCCTGAGCTACTAGAGGCGCTAGAGCTTTGCGAGAGGGCGCTGGAAGAGCACGCGGCAAAAATGGCGCGCGCTGCAATCGCTAAGGCAAAGGGGGCGGAATAAAATGGAATCAGTGCTTATACCACAAAACAAGTACGGCATAATAGCGGGCCATTACACGATTAACGGAATCGTAAAGCTATTGCGGGCCAAGGCTTACGACCCCGCCGCCGTTAAGTTTATCGCTGATATGTTGGAGAGGTGAAAAATGCGCAATGTACTAAACAGCCTTAAACCTGTGGCCATTGTGGCAGGGCAAGCGGCTTTAATGGGCGCGGCGGGTGCCGTGCTCTTTGTGTGGCTTAACGTAGCTTTTGGGGGTTAATCATGCAGCTGACTCAGTGGCTTTATCCCGACGCGCCCGCCCGTTGCTACATTGACGGCAAGCGGGTAAGCCGCTCGCGCTTTGACTTTGTACGCGATAGCGCCGCGCGGCTTGATTGCTTCCATACGCGCTGCTGGCCAGTAGAGGGCGGCTTTAAGCGGGTTAACTATTCACACGCAACCATGAAAGGGGCCTAATCATGCCTGCACCGAATGAAACACTAGAACAAGAGGCGCGCAAAAATGAATTGTTTGCCATACGTGAAACGCGCCAATTGACGCTAGAAGAGCTTAACGAATTGCGCGAGCTAACCGCCATAGCGTGTAGTCACTTGGTATTCACGCGCTTTACAGGCAACGCAAAAACTAAGAGCAGGAAAGGGGCATAAAATGCCAGTTATCAGAAACAGCCCCTTAAAGGGCTATGAAGGCGCGTTTATAACGCAAGTAGGCTCGCACACAGGCGGCAGGCACCATTGGTGCAATTATGTACGCGATAAGAACAACGGCGGCCAGCCGCAAACGGAATACGGCGCGGCGCAACGCTATGACTTAGACTCTTGCCGCCGCCCTCGGTATGTTCCCCCGCGTGCAATTGAGCAAGCCGCCGAATTGGCCGATAAATGCGGCGCTAGTGTGTGCGTACACGTGTTGCGTACTTTCAAGGGCAACGCCGCAAATGTTGCGGGTTGGTTTATCACGGCGGGCCGCGCGCCCTATGAGCTTTTGTCCTATGGCGTGACAGAAGGGCGCTATGACAGAACGCAAAAACGGATCGAATTACTAAAGCTCGCGGCGGCGCTTATAGCTCGCGAGGGTTGACCCGTGCACCATGGGGGCGGGCTTTACGCCTTCCCCTATGAGCACTGGCCAATGACGGGCAGTGATAACAAGAGGTGATGACATGACTACAATATACGAATTGCACGATAAAGCCTTTCAGCATGTACGCGCCTATGCGCTAGTGCACAAAGGGCAACACGTTGGCCTAATCAGCTTTAAATATCCGAATGACGGGGCGGGGCGCTTGTGGTGCTACGTGCACCTATTCGGCCTTACTATGGCGCGCGGCTATGCGGGCGGCTATGGGTATGACAAGACAAGCGCCGCCGCGTTTGCAGCGGTGCAGAATATTCCGACTGATAGCGGGCAACCGCTGGCCAGCAAGTTAGCAATCGCTTTGCGCAAGGCGGTTAAGGGCGAGGGCAGCGACTGGAAAGATGACTTTAAGCGCGCTCACGTCAAAACTTTGCGCGCATTGTGAGGGGGTGCACTATGACAAAAGAGCTAGGGTTTAAGAATCTGCCCGTTCGTTTCTTTATTTATGATGAAGAGGCAACGGATAATTATAGCGGTGATCCGGGCGACTTGCGCGAGTGTGATGAAGCGGACTTTCTGGCCAGCCCTTGGCCTATTGAGTACGAACGCCACACAGTGCACGCAAACGGTTGCGCGCAAATATGCTTAACCAAAATGCCAAGGGGTTAGAACATGCAGAAAGAACAATACAGGGGCCACGATATCAGCCCCGCCGAGGATGGCGCGGGCTATGACGTGTACCACGGCGCAACCTACATATGCACGCGGCCTAGCCTTAATATGGCGCGGGCGGCGGTAGGGGTGCACGTTGCGCGGCTATTCGGGCGCGACCACGCTAAACAGCCGCCCGCCTATCGCTCACCCCGCGCGCCTAAAACAGTGATTGAATGGGAAGTGCAAGGGCTATGGGCTGGCCAATGGGAAACAGAAACGGCGGCGGATAGCTGGGAAGAGGCGCGGCGGCTTGTCACTGAATACCGCGCGAATCAGCCAGAGGTACCACACAGAATTAAGCGCATACGCGTACCAATTTAAGCCTATAGGTAGGGGCGCGGCGCGTACTAATCGCGCCCCTTGCTATGGCCTTAAAGACCAGAACGCACGCCCTCGGCGGCACTCAGAGGGCAAGAGGTGAGGAGAGAAGCCATGAGCAAAATACAACACACGGCGGGGCCTTGGTCTTATCGCCGAGTATATAACCCCAAAGTGAAGTCTTGGGCGCACAGAATATGCGGGCCTTATATTGGCGGTGCCGCTGATATAATCGGGCAGACATACCCGCAAAGCTGCAAGGACGAAGCTACACGCGAAGCAAACGCCAAGCTGATAGCCGCAGCGCCGGATTTGCTGGCCGCGCTGCGTGACCTAGTGCAGGCTGTGGAGGACCCGGAGCGCGATAGCCTGCGCCAGTTATTGGCCGCGCACGCAGCAATCGCTAAAGCAACAGGAGAGAAGTCATGAGTAAAATTATAAGAGGGCCGTATAAAACTAACGGCACGGCCATCTTGGCGATGCAAGACAACAGGTGGGTTGTCATTGGCCGCGCGGGCGGAGTGCGCACTACGTTAGGGGTTGACGAAGCGACGGCGCGGCTGTTCGCCGCTGCGCCGGAATTGCTTGAGTCACTAGAGCTGGCGGTGCAGTTGCTGGCGGAGTGCTACACTAACGAGGGCATGAAGCAGCCGAAAATGGTGCGCTTTGCGGAGTTAATCGCTAAAGCAAAAGGAGAGAAACCATGAGTACGATCGACGCAGAGAAGCGCAAAGCCACGCGTGAAGCTAAGGCTAAAGGCCACAGCATGACGCGGTACGAGAAGACCGAGAAGGGAAGCCGCAGCGAGTGCAAGACTTGCGGGCTAGACATATTGGTTCAAGAGTGGCGCAACGGGTTAGCTGTCGTCGGCACGGCTACAGTCTATACATGCGAAACAACAGGAGAGAAATCATGAGCAATTTCGATTTGGAGTACTTCAAACGTCGCCTAGAAATGGCCATCGAGGGCATAAATGGCGACACAGTATCGCACGGAGCCGGGGCCATAGCTTTCAGGTACTGCAACGGCAACGCGCCACTTGAAGTAGTTAGGCGCTGCGCCGCCGACATCGACCAACTGGCCAGACAGTACGCGAAGGAACAGAACGACAAGCATGAGGACGCTAAGCGCCAAATCGCGAGGCTGAAACTAGCACTAGAAGTTATGACGGCGCACTTGGTGGACGTGGGCGTTCCGTGCGGTGTGAAAGCTGGCAACATGAACTTCACCGCGAGGGCTAGGCGCTTCAAGGGACTTGACGCAATCCAACTGCGCGAAGCTATCCACGAGTACAAAATAAAGAGGGATAAGTCATGAGCAAAACAGTGCCGGAGCCGTTGGTGGCTTTAGCGAAGCGAGAATTACAGCGCAAGAAGGACAAGGGCGACATAGCGGCCCGCATTACTCTCGACCATATCGGTGCGCAGGATTCACGCATCGACCAGCTAGAGGCGCGGGTGGGGGGTGTTGGAGGGGCTTGTTCAAGCCGTAGTAGATGAAGCTAATGCCAGCAATATGTTTACGCTGGAAGATGGCGAACCTACTGACGAAACCTTAGTTCCTCTGACTGATGGCTTTATCGAGACTATGGAAGCAGCCCTAGCCGGAAAGGCCGCGCCATGAGTGAACTTCAACTAAGGCTGCGTATAAACGAACTAGAGTGCGTTTTGCTAAAGATATGCGAAGGCGCAAGACGGACAGACATTCACGGCAACGGGGCGTTAGAGGACTTAGTGCCTCCATACTTAATAAACGAAGCCTACTCAATCTTAGACTTAAAGGCCGCGCCATGAAAGAAAAACCTCCGACGATTGAAATACCGTATGTCAACGCAGACCCCATCAGCGGCTCAATCCCTTGGCAGGAAAAGTGCTTAATGTGCGGCAGTATTCATGGCAACGGACTGCCCTGCCCAAGGCTTAACCCCACATCGGAGGCCGCGCCATGACCACAGAAACACCGCTGAAGCCTTGCCCTTGGTGCGGCAAACAGCCGGATATAGAGCAGCATCCCATAGACAAAACGTGGCGTTTGACCCACATCTGCAAGGTGATGGGGGCGTTCAGTTTGTATTGGAAAAGGTCGCGCAAGTCATTGATTAAAGATTGGAACACCCGCGCAGGAGAGAAGCCATGATGGGCGGGTGGACTATAAGCGGCTGCGACGTTGCACCTGTTGACGACTTGAAGGTGCACGTTCACGGCATGGGCTGTTGGTGCAAGCCTGTACTGCAAGAGGGCATCATCGTGGTGCACAATTCGGCAGATGGGCGCGAAGCGTTTGAGACAGGCGAAAGGAAAGTATCATGATTCACCACCCGAGCAACGTCAAAGAGAACGAGGGCTGGACGTATCTTCTAAATAGCCCGAAGTGGCATTACTTTAGGGATGGCCGCTCGCTGTGCCGTAAGTTTCTGTTGCTCGGCAAACCAGAGTTTGACGGCGACGAACCGAATAGCCCTGATAACTGCGCGAAGTGCCAGACACTACGAAACAAAGAGCGCTTTGGAAAAGCACTTGACACCAAGAAAGACAGCGCATAACTTAAACTTGTTTAACGATGCACGTGCATCTAACTAGGAGAGAAACCATGAGCAAAAAGACAGCAAAGCCCGCCAAGAAAAAGGCGACGCCGAGCATTAAAGCCAAGATCGCTAAGCGTGTTGAGGCCAAGCCTGTTGATACGAAGGGCTTTCAGATTATCGACGTGGCCCCCATCCCTGCGACGCGTGCGCTCAAGGGCGATCCGCGCTATCCGATCGCTGAGATCACCGAGGGCGCTGCGTTGTTTGTGCCGATCGACATCAAGGCCGACGACTATCCGTTGCTCGCTGAGTTTGAGAAGGCCAAGCGTGAAGAGCTTTACGCCCTGTCAAGCCGGTTGAGCGGTGCGGTGCGCCGGTTCAAGAAGCATGACACCGAGGGCCGCAAGTTTACCGTGCGCATCATCCGCGAGGGTGGTAAGCTCGGGTTCGCATCTGACCTTGGTGTGGCCGTGCGCCGCGAAGAGGTTTAACGAGATGGCACAGGGGCTGGTGGTGCTGAGCGCTTTAGGGTGCTCACCTCCCCGGCCAGCGCCGCGCTGCTAGTCCCTGTGTCCCTAACGAGGTGAAGATCATGACGAAGACAATAGTTTACGACGGCGAGATCGTAATGCCCGAGCAAGTTAAGCACGAGGGCGGCAATGTGCAGATCATCGGACAAGGCCAAGCCGTACCCGCTCAAGCGTTCGCAGGCTTTGGCCACGCGGGGGCCATGGTAAATTACGAAGACAGCAATGGCGTTAAGTACGCTGCGGCGCAAGAGGCACTACAAGCTAAGCGCTTTGAGCAAGCACGCAACGCCAACCTCGCAGCGCTGATCGGCCCTGTGATCGACACGAAGCCGACCTTCCGTAAGTGGTTGCTCGGCACCACCGCGTTGCAATCAGTCTAGGAGAGAAGCCATGAGTCGAGAAGCATTGTTCTTTGCCACCCCCGCGTGGATGGCCGTAGGCAATCTGCAATACATGAACGGAGATAAAGTCGCCGCCATAATCTCCACGTTAATCGCGCTGATATGTGGGCTGCAACTACTTTTTAGACTGTGGAGGTACGGAGAATGAAAGTAGCGGACCTAATCGCTTGCCTGCACAACGTCGAGGGCGACAAAGACGTGGCCGTCGAGATCAAGGGCAAACAGTATTGGCTGTTCGACGTACTCATGGTCAAGCAGTCTATCGACGGCACGCGCTTTCTGGTTATCGCGCCTGACACCTCGCGCCGCACCACGCAATACGACACATTGAAAGCATAGGAGAGAAGTCATGAACATCAGCGACAAGATCGACAGCAACGCCGTGTGGGCCGAGGCCCTAGCCCTACCAGTATTCAAAGCTGGTGGCCGCAACAATCGCGTGCCTGATTCCGCCGAGTGCGCCAAGGCGTTTATCAACGTCATCAAGAAACAGTTTATCGAGCGCATCGCATCGGAAGTCGAGCCGCTACTGCACGACGCCATGGAGACGCAGAGCTTGCTGCTTGGCGAGCGCAATGAGTGCGACGACCAGAGCGCATGGGACGAAGCGATCGACGAGGCTGTCGAGAAACTCTTGAAGCCGTACAACGAGTACCTATCGCATGACTGGTTGGCCAAGAACACGATCGACACGGCGCTGCACGAAGAGGACGCAGTGCCAGCGCTGGCCTCACGTGTAGGGACTGAGGTGTACAAGCAGTTCACCGCCGACCGCACACCGAACCAGATCCTGACCAGCGCAGGCATCCCGCACAAGGTCTTTGAGGCCACGCTTAACGAACACATCTTAACGCAAAGCAAGGAAGGAACAAACGATATGACTGATAGCAACACAGAGATAACAGTACTCGTTGACAAAGTGCGCGAGCATTTGGGCAAAGGGTACGACATCATGGCGGTGTACTCCGACTTCGATCTGATCTCAGATGACGACGAGATCTTGGCCGCCGGTGCAGCGCCGCGCCTTGGCCTCGCGCCCGAGGACGTGCGCGTATTTCAAATGTTTAGATTTGAACACGGCGATGAGACGGCTGACGTGCTGATCGAGATGCTCAAAGAGGCCCCTAAAAAGGCCGCTACCCCCAAAAAGAAGGCCGCCAAGCAGGAAGAGAGCGAAGCCGGGGCAGAAACCCCCGTCGAGAAGCCAAAGGCCCCCGCAAAAGCCAAGGCTAAGGCCGCCAAGGCGGACAAGGACGGCGCGGTAGACCCCGTAGTCCTGACTGTGCTTCGCGACTGCGGTATGCCCGAGGCCCCGCTGGCCAAGATTCTTGGCGTGTCGCGCTCTACCGCAGGCAACTACGTGTCCGGCAAGACACCCTTCATTCCGACCGCTGATCAGGCGTCGCTCTTGCGCAGCGAAATGGTGACGCGGGTTAACCGGCTACTCGAAGCGCTCGCTAATTTTGACGGGAGCAACGAGCCGCAGGCTTCGGTGTACTGATATGCTGACGTGTCGTGCGCGCCGTGAGGGCGACGAGATGGCCTGTGCGTGCGGCGCACGGTGGCAGATTGACGAAGAGCGCCCGCCCTGTGCGCACGACGACGTTCGCAAGCAACGAGCCGAAGAGAAGGTAGACGTGCCAGCCACACAGGCTGACTGGAATAAGTTTTGGGAGAGTGTAGGTGGGCGACCGGGCAAGAACAACAGGGTCGGGTGACGGGTTTGTCAACCTGATATGCGATGCGCTCGACATTCCACCGCGTGCCTTGGCGGCCAAGCTAGGGGTCGAGTACGCGGAGCTAAAGTTGCTGATGGATACAAAGGCTGTCATGTTGGCCGAGGTGGACATGAACGAGACGCTATGGAAGCTGTCGGCTTTCGTGGCAGAGAAACTAGGTGTCTTCATGGCGGTCAAGGAACAGCTCGATCGCAAGTTGCAGGCAGACAGGGCTAACAGAATTATGCGCATCAAGCGCATGAAGGGAGAGGTGTGATGGGCTACGGATACACAGGTGTTTGCGTGGGCGGGTCGCTCGATGGCCAAGCTCGCATGTCTAACTCGCGATCGCTGGTCGTGATAGCCGCGAACGATCAGGGCCGCTTGTTCCCTGAGACATACTTTCTGCGCTCGCTCAAGATCAACGGGTACGGCACGCCTGTTTGGGTGGTGCAGGGCATGTCAGATCACAAGGCGCTAGAGCGCATCATCAATCGGTACTTGGCACCGCCAGAGGCGGGGCGCAATCCGACCGAAGGCTTTATTATCACGGAGGCAGAATGACTATCAAACTCGGTGAACCCCTTGTCTCTTCTGTGCAGCATGTGCGCACGTTTGAGCTAAAGATACCTGTGACGGGCTGGCTTGAGGGCGAGATAAAGGACTGGCCTGCGAACGTGCAGGACCAGATCTACGAAGCGCTTGAGCGCATGGCGAAAAAAGTACAACTGCCGCTGACGATCACCAAGTCTTTCTGCGATACGCTGCACGACATCAATGGTAAGGTCGATGGCCAACAGGTAGTGGTCTATGCGTCCGAGATTGTCGCGATGGCTGTACCTAAGATGGGGAGGGTACACTGATGTATATCGTAGAGATGGGGCGTGGTGCTTTTCTGTTTAGCCAAGCTACGCGCGGCGGACGACACGGCATATTGATAGCGCCAGCCCACAGGCCCGCTCGCATGGGCGAGGTATGCCACGACGCGCCTAAGACACACCAAGAAGACGAAGAGGGGGTATTCATTGCCGTTCCCGACATGAAAAGCGTATCGGTTCTACTAGAGCAAGTAAGTTTGCTGGCCGTCGCTGTTAGTGGGCTAGAGCGCAGGACTCCCGCGCCGAAGACGGAGGGCGCGCAATGATCGGCTGGTGCATCTTTCTGTACTGCATGGGCGGCTTGTCTGTGTGGTGCGCGGCGACAGTGCGTGACTGGGAGTGTCAATGGTACGGCATCAACGTGATGGCCGTCGCGTGCATGGCGTGGCCGGTCACAGTGATCTTGTGGTTCGTTGCTATCATCGAGGAAACTATTGAGAGAGACATGTGATGCCTATCTTCGGTATCGGCATATGCCCGCATTGCAATCGGCTTAGGCGCGGCGTGGAGTCTCGTCGCATGAACACTGCCTACGTGAATGACGAGAGCAACTTCACCCTTTCTTGTGAACCTTGCTACGACAAAACGATTTCATACTACGCAGAGATGTGGGACGAGTACTGGTCGGGGAGGCTATGATGGCAAAGCTAGTGGCGGGCATCGACCCCGGTGCGTCGGGCGCGATCGCAGTGTACGATGCGGAGACGCGCAAGATCGCCTTTGTGCAGGACCTACCGTACTGGCTGCAAACAGTGGGGGCCAAGAAGCGCAAGCGCCTCGACCCCGTTTCGCTGCGCGATCAGATTGATATGCTGCAAACCTACGGCGTGCAGCTCGTGGTGCTGGAAGCTGTCGGTGGCAGACCGCAACAGAGCGCATCGTCAGGCTTCGCGTTCGGCTATTCCGTTGGGCTTATCTACATGGCCTGCATGGTGGCCAGACTTCCGATCGAGACAGTACCGCCGAGTAAATGGAAGCCGCTGATGGGTGTGCCGGGCAAGCGCGGTGACAAAGAGGGCAAGAAGAAACTGCGCGACATGAGCGAGGGCGACGACAAGAAGAAAGCCACTCGTCAGGTTATTAAGCAGGCCGAGGGCGACATCATGCGCAAAGTGGCCGAGCTGTTCCCCGGCGACGACGCGCACTTCCGCACTGAGCGCGGCGCGTATCGCATGGACAGGGCGGACGCTGCGCTGTTGGCTAAGTTCGGCGGCGACTACATCTTACGCACGATCGGCGAGGCGCTACCTGACGCCGTGCTCGAACAGCGCTACCGTCAATCGGAGACGGGAGCATGAGCTTAGAAGAAAACAGAGAGCGCGTCAGGCTTGCTGTCGCGGCTGGTGTTATCGAAGAGGCAGAAGTCACGCGCCGCTGGATCGAGTTTAACCGCCGCCCCGAATGGTGGGGTTTGCCGCTCACGCTTGAGAACATGACGACTATCACTGACGCCTTTGTGAAAGAGCTACTACCATGACGCTGCCCCTCTTCGGCTATCAGGCACAAGCCGCTGACATCATGGCCTCGCGCGATCGCTATGGCCTGCACGACGAGATGGGTATCGGCAAGACGGCCACCACGATTGGCGCTATCAACCGCATCTATGCTGAGCGCGGCATCGTCATCGCGCCCGCCATGCTGCGCGAGAACTGGATCAATGAGTTCCGCAAGTTTAGCACGTACCCGCTGCGCTTGTGCAAAGGCCAGAACATTCACGACTTCATCGCGTGGAGCCGGGGCCGGTTCGATGTGCTGGTCACAAGCTACGAGCTGGCGACAAAGTGGTACGCCGACTACGCAAAGTCAGGTGACTTCCCCGACTTCGTGGCGCTCGATGAAGCGCACTATGTCAAGAACCATTCCGCTGCCCGGTCGCGCATGTTGCTCGGCCACGAAGCGGACGGCAGGAACTGTTGGATCGAGAACGCTGACCATGCGTGGCACATCACCGGCACGCCCATGGCGAACGACCCGATGGATTCCTACACGTTCTTGCGCTTCGCCCGCGCCATTGACTTAGCCCCGCGTGAGTTCGAGCGTATGTTCTTCGACAGCACGTACAGCGCATACGGCACCCGCACTACAGTCAAGCCCGAGATGGCCAAGACGTTGCAGAGTTTGCTCGCTAACAATTCGATTCGCCGCACGCACAGGGAGGTAGGCATGGAGCTGCCCGAGATATGGATGCAGGAAGTACTTGTCGATGGCGACACGCGCGAGATCACCGACATGGTGCGTCAGTACCCCGGCCTCGAACAGTCTATCATCAAGGCGATCGAAGCGGGCGGGCTGTCCTTCTTGGATGCTCAGCACATCGCAACGCTGCGCCGCCTTGTCGGTAAGGCCAAGGCTATCCCCTATGCGCAGATGCTGCGCTTCGAGATGGAAGCCGGTGCGGGCAAGCGCGTGGTGTTCGGGCTGCACGTCGAGCCGCTCTACTACATTCACAACTACATGCGCAAGTACGGGTTCGACAGCGTGATCGTGAACGGCGATACGAACGAGGCCGAGCGCATCGAAGCGGTGCGTCGATTCATGCAAGACCCTAACTGCAAAGTGTTTGTCGGCAACATCAAGGTTGCAGGCACAGGCTTGACGCTCACTGAGAGCTGCGAGCTAGACATGTTTGAAAGTGACTGGTCGCCAGCGGGCAACGCGCAGGCCATCAAGCGCGTGCACAGATACGGCCAGACCAAAGCGGTGCGTGCTCGCTTTATTACGCTGGCCAAATCAATCGACGAATCTGTCAACCGAATTGTCGCTGCAAAAACAGCGTCAATCGCGCAGGCAGGAGGTGGAGAATTAACTGCGGCTCCCCTCTTGACAGCGTGAGATACCTAGCTTAAACATGTTTAACCACAACACAGGAGTACACCATGAAAGTTCTAGTCGAGTTTAACAGCCTTGAAGAAGCCGTTGCTGCGCTCGGTCAGCCAGCCGCTGCACGTACGCAAGCGTACACCGCCGCGCCCGCAGCCGGGACGATCGCGTCGTACACTCCGCCGGTGCAACAGTACGCACCGCCAGTGCAACAGTCGTTCGTGCCGCAGCCGCAGCCCGGCGCTGCCGCTCAACAGTTCGCTCCGCCCGCAGCGGCGCAGACTGTTGACCTCGCTACGGTTCTCGCTGTTGTGCAGAAGCACGCCGAGAAGGTCGGGCCGAAGCCCACGAAGGCGCTCTTGGTGCAGTACGGCGGCACGCCTAACTTGCAGCAAGTCAAGCCCGAACTGCTGGCCACCGTGTTCAGCGAGTTCACGAAGTCGCTGGCCGCTCACGGTCACGCGTAAGGAAAGGGGATAGGCGGTGCACAGCGAACGCAAACACGGACGGTTCTCACCCTCACAGGCGGACAGGTTCACTCTCTGTCCGGGGTCCGTCAAGTTATGCGAGGTCGCGGCACCGCTTGTCACCGAGTATCAGCTCGCGGGTACGCTCGCGCATGAAGTTCTCGAAGCTGGCCTGCGGTCGGGCGCGCGCGGTGCGCAAGACGCCATCCTCGCCAGCCGCCACGCGGACAAAGAGTTCGCATCAGATTTCAGATCGGCCATCAATGACGCGCTAGACTATGTGTGGTCAGTGTTCGACGGCCTAAACGATGTGTACGGCGATGCCGTCATGCTGATCGAGCATCCCGTCAAGGTGCCGCTGCCAAGCGCGCCGGGCGAGGGCGACGGCCACGTCGATGTGGTTATCTATTCGCTGCGCGCATCACTGATGTACGTGATTGACTACAAGCACGGCATCGGTGTGCCTAAAGGCGCTAACAGCAACCGCCAAGTTTTGCAGTACTCGCTCGGCCTTATCAGTTCGGTACCCGAGCTGGCCGAGATCGAAGACATCGTGAACGTCATCGTGCAGCCGCGCGCCTTCCACCCGAAGGGCGAGATCCGCGAATGGTACACGACGCGCGATCAGGTGCTGAGCTACGCGATCGACCTAGACAAAGCCGTGGTCGCCTGCATGTCCGACATACCGGCGCTCGTACCCGGCGAAGAACAGTGCCGCTTCTGCGATGCGCGCGACACATGCCCCGCGATCGAGCGCGCTATCGTCGAGACAGTCAACCCTTCGTTCGTCTCGGTGCGCGATGTCACTGAGGACGCGGTGGCCTCGGCGGCCAACATTCCATACGATCGCCTAGCCTACGTCATGCGCTCGCTCAAGTTGCTGAGCATTTGGAAGAAGGCAATCGAAGCTAGAGCTGATCAACTGATTCTCGAACAGGGCAGAACGATACCCGGTCTGAAAATGGTAGAGACAGAATCGAGACGTAAGTACTATGAAGACGAGAAAGTCAGAAGCAAGAAGTTAGCAGCACTGATAGGATGCAAAGAAACTGATTTGTACAGAACTGAGTTTAAACCGATAACCGAGGTCGAGAACATGATAGTCGAAGCGTTTAAAGCGCGCGTAGGTAGAGGACGGAGAAACAAAGCAGCCGAGCAAGCGCGCAAACTCTTCGCATATTTCACAATCAAAGAACCGACAGGAACATACGCCGTGGCCTTAGAGGATGATCCGAGGCCACCGGCTAACCGAGCTTTATCGCTCTTCTCGGGCGTTAAAGAATTAGTCCCGCAACAACTGAGCAACGGAGAGAACAAATGACTACTACCATTATGAAGGACAGTATCGTTGGCGATAACTGGATACGCCAGAGTGTAGCCGCTAACCCCATGGCCAGCATCACTGACCCGAAGACTGGTCAGCCGAGTGATAACCTGACGACCGGCCCCGTCCGTCTCAACTTCACGGACACATTGCTTGAACCCGCCGCTAAGCCGGGCCAAGCGCCCAAGTACGGCTGCGCCATCATGTTCACGCCGCAGGCTGACCTGACGCTCTTGACGCAGAAGGTGCAGGAGCAACTACAGCGCAGCTTCGCGCAGTCGTTCAACCCGCACACCGGCCAGTACGCCGGGGTCTTCACGCCCTTCCACGATCAGGCCGAGAAGGCGCATCAGTACTCGGGCTTTACGCCGGGCAGTGTCTACCTCAACGCCAGCTCGAAGTTCAAGCCAGCCATCGTGGACGTGCGCGGCAACGTGATCACCGACCCGAGCCGTATCTATCCGGGCGTGTGGGCCATCGTTGGCGTCAATGCGTACACCTATGGCATCAGCCCGCCGCAGCCGAAGAAGGGCGTGGGCGTTGGTATTCAAGGCATCATGATCATCGGCGACGATACGCGCTTGCTCGGTGGCGGTCCTGACACCAGCACGATGTTCTCGAAGGTCAAGGTCGATGCGCCGATCGCGCGCCCCGGCTTGATGCCCGGCGTGTCGATGGGCCAACCGATGATGGGCCAACCAGCGCCTATCCCGCAGACGCACTATCAGCCCCCGATGCAGCAGGGTTTTCAGATGCCCGGAGCGCAGCACTTGCCGCAGCAGTTAGGCGGAGCGCAGCCGGGAGCTTTCTCGATGACGACATCCCCTTCTGACGATGACGACGCTGAGTTCATGCGTTCGCTTGGCCGGTAGGATTGTTTGATGGACAAGGCCCACCTCGACTTCGAGACGCGAAGCAAGACAGACTTGAAGAAGTCGGGGGTGCATCGCTACGCACTCGACCCGACGACTAGACCTTGGCTGTTTAGCTACGCGCTTAGCGAGCGTGGGCCTGTCTTTCGCTGGCGACCGGGCGACCCCGAGCCAACTGCATTACTAGAGCACATAGCCGCTGGTGGTATCGTCGGTGCGCACAACTCGGGCTTTGAGCGCATCATTTGGAATTACATTATGCTTCGCTGGTACCCGCACTGGCCAGAGCTGACGATCGAACAGATGGACTGCACGATGGCGCGGGCTGCTGCTATCAGCCACCCTCAGTCGCTTGACGTGCTGTGCCGCGTGCTGCACACGCGCAACCAGAAAGACATGGGCGGCCACGCCTTGATGATGAAGATGGCTAAGCCGCGCTCCTACGCTGCGGACGGCACGATCATTTGGTGGGACGAACCCGAGAACATCGAGCGGCTCGGCGACTACTGCGACTTAGACGTGCTCACTGAGATCGACGTGGACGCCAAGATCCCGCCGCTGTCAGACTACGAGCGCAAGGTGTGGCACCTCGACCAGCGCATTAACGATCGCGGCATCTGCGTCGACGTGAAGGCGGTCGAGAAGTGCGCCGTCATGGTCGAGCTGGCCAAGAAGGATGCCGACGCAGAGATGCGATCGCTGACGGGCCGCGCTGTGCCGCGCTGCACCAACGACAAGAAGCTGATCGAGTGGATCGGCAGTCGCGGCATTGAGTGCACGACCGTCAAGAAGGGCGTGCAGGATGACTTGCTATTCATGGCCGGGCTGGCCAATGACGAGACGGTGCGCGCCGCGATTCGCTTGCGCGGTGAGGCCAAGAAGACATCGACTGCAAAGTACGAAGCGATGCTTGACTGCGTGTGTCCTGACGGGCGCATCCGTGGCTTGCTTAACTATCACGGCGCAGGCCCCGGTCGGTGGGCGGGCCGCTTGGTACAGCCGCAGAACTTCCCGCGCATGGACTACGATCGCGGAGGCAAGACGTTCGAGTGGATCGCTCAGCTATTGTCCAGCAAGATGCCCGCCGCTCAGGTCTATGAAACCCTAACGTCCGTTTATGGCACAGCGGGTGACACTTCGCCGCTGCGCTTGCTGTCCCGGTTCCTGCGCTCCGTCATCGTAGCCGGTCCCGGCAACAAGCTGGTGGGCGGTGACTTCTCGAACATCGAAGGCCGGACGAACGCGTGGTTTGCTGGCGAAGAGTGGAAGCTGCAAGCCTTCCGTGATTACGATACGATCATCGGATACAAGGACGACGGCACTGAGATACGCAAGGGGCCAGACCTCTACAACCTAGCATACGCCAAGTCATTCGGCGTTGAGGTAGACACAGTAAAGAAAGCCGAGCGCCAGATCGGCAAGGTTCAAGAGCTGGCCCTCGGGTACCAAGGTGGCGTTGGTGCGTTCATTGACATGGGCGATACCTACGGCCTCGACCCGTACACCGTGGCCGGGCCAGTGCAGAAGGCCACATCTGCGCAGCAATGGGACGCGATCGCCGAGAGATACGAACACGCGCGCGACAAGAACGGACTGCAAGAGCGTGAGTGGACGGCGCTGTCTGTGCTCGTCACCAACTGGCGCAACGCCAACCCCGGCATCGTCCAGTCGTGGTGGGACCTACAGGACGCAGCGATCGACGCCGTAATGAATCAGGGCCGCGCGGTCGCAGTGCTCGGCGGCAAGGTCACGTACTACTGCGATGGCCGCTGCTTGTGGTGCGTACTCCCGTCGGGCCGGATGATATGCTATGCTAACCCGCGCGTTGAGCAAGAGCGCACGACCTACATCGACAAGTATGGTCAGGAGAAAGAGCGGGTCAAACGCAAGGTTGTCTTTTGGGGGTTCAAGGAAGGCCAGTGGAGAGAGCTTAGCCTGTACGGCGGGCTGCAATGCGAGAACATTGTGCAAGGCACCGCGCGCTGCATCATGGTGGACCGCATGTTCGCCGCCGAGGATGCAGGGTTCCCGTTAGTACTGACAGTTCACGACGAGTTGCTCGCCGAGGTTAGCAAGCTGGCCGAGCATTATAACGATAAGACTTTGGAGGCCATCATGTCGGTGACACCTCCGTTTGTGGCGGGTCTACCGCTGGCGGCTAAAGCATGGACAGATGAGAGGTACGTGAAATGACACTGACGGCAGTACAACTAAAAGCGTTGGCCGCGTTTACCCCGGACAATCAGGACATCGACATCGTGGTTCTGTACGCCCGCATCTATGGCGACCCCGGCGTCAAGACCGTGCGCGAGATGCAGATGAAACTCGCGCCGCTGTTCCGAAACGTCAACGCCCGATTGAAGGGCAAGACCATTGAGCTAGGAGAAATGAAGCGGACATACCGCCTCACCGTTAGCAAAAAGGCGTAGTCATGTCCAAACTGGCCGCAGCGCTAGAGTGGGCACGCCGGGGCTTCCCTGTATTCCCGCTTATCGAGAACACGAAGTTGCCCCTATGGGCTGACTCTTGGGTCACTACAGCTACAACGAACGAAGCAGCTATTCGTTCCATGTGGACCGACCCGGTTATGGGATACGAGCGTGACTACAACATCGGCTGTCTGTGCAACGACTACGTGGTCGTGGACATTGACACCAAGAAGGGCAAAGATGGGTACAACCAATACTTACAAATGGGCGGTACATTTGATACTCTGGTGGTCAGGACAACCAGTGGTGGCTATCATTGCTACTTCTACGGACCGCCGAGTTCTAACGCGGCCCTTGCCGCTGGCGCTGGCGGCGTTGATGTGCGCTCACATAATGGGTATGTCGTCGCTCCCGGCTCGGTCGTTGATGGGGTTCCGTACACCATTGTTAACGATACCGAACTCGCGTGGATACCCAAGAGCATCGAACAACGCCTGACGCCGCCGTACACGCGTAAGGAAGTAGACGCCCCGACCGAGGGCCTAGACAAGCCCGGTGCCGTGGCCGCCGCGATTAACTTCTTGCAGTCCTGCCCGGTGGCCGTAGAGGGCCAGCGCGGCGACGAGACTACATTCACCACGGCGGCGCGTTTGGTGCGCGAGCTGGCCATCTCTGAGGGGATGGCGTATCAATTAATGGCCGAGCACTGGAATCCCCGGTGCCAACCGCCGTGGTCACTCGACGAGCTGTTAATCAAAGTTAACAATGCCGTCCGCTACGGCTCGGCGGACTTCGCGTCCCTGTCCCCTGAAACCCTGTTCGCCGGGGTCAAGATCGTCGCCCCGCCCACAGTGTTCGAGGCGAGCGGGCTGGACTTCGGGAACGCCATCACGCCGCAGGCCCTGACGCCGAGGCCATGGCTGGTGGACCGCACGCTCATGCACGGCACTGTCACTGTCCTGCTGGCCGCCGGTAGCGCTGGCAAGTCCACCGTGTCCTTGGCCCTCGCAGCGCACGTAGCGCTTGGCCGTGAGTTCGCCGGGCGCAAGGTTCACAAAGCCTGCAAGGTTATCGTCTACAACGGCGAGGACGATCTGATGGAGCAATCGCGCCGCCTGTTTGCCGTGTGCTACTCCTACGGGCTTGACTTCAACGAGGTCAAAAAGAACGTGCTGCTGCTGTCACCGCGCGAGATGCGCCTGACCGTGGTGACGAAGGACGGATACAAACCACAGCGCAACGACATCTTGCTCGACCAGCTCACGAACAAGGCGAAGAGCAACGGCGTCGGCCTGATCGTGATCGACCCGCTGGTCAAGATCCACCAGTGCGACGAGAACGATAACGTCGAGATGGACTACGTGATGGACGCACTGACCGACGTAGCACAGAAAGCCGATACGGCCATCATGCTGCTACACCACACGACTAAGGGCGGCGATCGCCAAGAGGCCCGCGTCGGCAACATGGACATCGCGCGCGGTGCGTCTTCCGTGGTCAACGCTGCACGTATCGCCTTCACTCTGTTGAACGCCAGCCAGCAAGACGCCGAGGACTACGGCCTGCAAGACGAAGAGCGCCACACATGGGTGCGGCTCGACGATGCCAAGATGAACTTGCAACTGGCCTCGGTCAACGCAACGTGGTTCCGCAAAGAGGGCGTCACGATTCCGTCGGGCGATGCGGTCGGCGTGCTCAAGCACACGGCGCTAGAGAAGAGCCGCAGTCATCTCCGTATGCGCATAGCTACCGTGCTGATGAACCACATGGTCGCGACCGGCGCAGGCTCTACGCCCATGGCGACCGCAGTGTCTGTTGTCAAAACGTCAGAGCCATTGATGGCCAACAAGACAGACACAGAGCTGCGCAAGAAGATCGAAGGGCTGTTCTCAATGCCGGTTGTCGTGCAGGGCCACGGCCTTCAAGTCAAGCGTGACGACGCCGACAAGCTCGTGGTCTGCATGACTTAACGCGAGGACCACGTGTCGTCGATAAACTTCTGACAGGCATCTAGTTGTTGGGCGACTCGCTCGGCGTCGGCTGCGAAGTCGAGTAGGTCGGAAGCAGGGACAGCATCCGTGACAGGAAGTCTGGTGTCTCCCGAGGTTGCATTACCGCTGCGGGCTTGGCGGGCAACTGGCACACACTCCGACTTGCGCACCCGCTTAGCAGCATCAAGACGGCGAGACAGATCATTGACTTTTTGTAGGTACGCATTGTTGGCCTCCTGTGTTATCAGCTTGTCCTTTTCGCAAACGGCAACGGCTCGGGCCTCAGTGGCGCGGACTTCTTCCTGATGCGCGATTCGTGTGAGCGCCGCGTCCGCAGACCAGATCGACCACATGATGACAAACACCAAGGTACCGCCGCCGATCGCGGACAGCGCTTGCGACCAGTATTTAAGCAGATTCATGTATGGTACCTCCCGCGCTCACGTAGAACCGCAACAGCTCGTCCATGCTGTGCTCGCGCTGACCGTACCCTGCGCCGGGGAAGCTGGCCCAAATGTTGCGGCACTTGCGGATAGCGTCACGGATCTTACCGCGCTCGATGTCCATCAGCGCGCCTTGCTCTTTGATCATACGGATCGCGATCGCGTCCTGTGATGCAGGCGAAAAGTCAGGGAGCTTTAGAATCTTTTTGTACGCCGCGTAATAGCGCTTTAGGATCTGATAGCGGCCAGCCGCAGTAGACCAGATATTCCAGCGGCCAATCCAAATGCGCTTGCCGGGGTGGTCAGCGTAGCTGTCGAATAGGGTGCCGCCCACGAGCACGTTGTACCCATTGTCGCCGCGACCGTAGGTGCCTTCCGCATAAGCGATCGTGTCAAGGAAGGCTTCTAAGTTTTTCGACATCAGGTCTTCACTTTCACAAGCGCGTGGGACTGAGTGGCGCGAGACACAACGGTCTTATGCTTAGACACAGCTTCGCTCAGCCGGGCAAGCGCGCTCTTGCGCTCGTCGTTTATGCGCGCCATGCACTCGGGCGTCGTGTGGTCTTCTGCTTTAGGCGCGGCTCGGGGGAAACCGGCACCGATCAGGCTAAACAGTTTCATGGCTTTCTCCGCACTTCGTCTACTAGCTTCTCGAACCCGCGCCCTTGGTCCGCGATAACATCAGTGGCGCGATTGATGGCCAATGTGGATGCCTTACTGTCCTCCGCGTATCCTGTCACCAACATGGTCTGCGCGGCGTTGGCGCGATCGCGCTCAGCCTTTACCGCTTCGTTGCCGCGCTCACGCTCCGACTTGAGAAGCCAGATCAGAACCGCAATAAGAACAATGAGAGCCGAGTAGGCTACGCTTGTTTCGACCAGCTTTGTAGTCGCTAGGCCAGCATCAACCAACTCCGTCGCGCTCGACATACGCGCCTCCCTTAGCCCCGGATAAGCCAGACTGTGTAGCGTTGCAGCGTGATGTTTTCAGCGTTTGCCGCAGCGCTCCAATTGCCCCCAATGTCCAGCGTGGTAGGCACGGACGTGTTGATAGAACCTGTGATAAGCGTGCCGGTGCCGAGGGACCAGCCGCCGCTGCCGCTGCTGTTCCCCGCGTCCGCAATCTGCGAGCTGGTAGAGTTTCGGTTGCCGATGCAGATCTCGTTGCGTGCGTGAGCGGTCGTGGTGGCGCTCAGCGCTTGGAAGTTCGTACCGCCGAACCGAATGATCAGGTTCTTCGTGCTCGCGCTGTTCGAGTACGAGAACGTAGCCCGCACGCACAGAGTATCATTAGCGCCCATAGCCGGGATGGACACGGACGCAAGCGCTGCGAACGTAGCATCGCCCGCCGCGTTGACGCTGTTGCGGACAGCCGAGGTGTTCACGTTGTACAGATAGATCGGCAGGGTGCCAGTGCCGGGGGCAACAGACACCGTGGCGCATGTGCCGGTGCCTGTACGATTGATAACACCCGTTGTGGCCAGCCCGGCAACGCATGTGAGATCGCTGTCAAGCGGCTGGCCGCCGAGAGAACCGAGCGTCGTCGCGCCGGTCAGGGACTGCGTGGACGTGGACGTGCCTGCGTGCGCCGGGGCGAGAACCCCTAACAGCGCGGCGAGAACGAGGATTACAGCGTACTTCATGCTAGCCCCTTACGATTGCGTTGACTTTGCGGTCCGTGCCGGAGACAGCGGTGAGGCGCGCGCGAATGAAAGCCCACCCGGCGATCGTGTCTGCGTTAGCCGCGCTATCGCTACCCGTACCGCTCAGTGATAAAGTGACGATGCCGAGCTGCGGGAACTTGATGTCGTTAGCCACGTCAAAGATGATCGTGGCAGACACAGAGCCAGTGCCAGAGATGTGTCCTTGCACCACGACATTACGTGTGTTGGGATCTGTCAGACGCAGCCACTTGCCGGTGACGGTGGCCGCTGCGGCTACGTCGGTCAGCGCAAATTGAGTGCGGGCATCGTAGTTAGACACGTTGGGTGCCCCGACGATCACATTGCCGTTTCCATCAAGTACGGGATAATCAGGCATTTAGTCCTCCGTGTGTTAAGCCATTCTATAGGCGGTGGTATCTTACGTCAAGTCAGCGTCTAGGGTTAGTGTCTGCACGGCCTGCGAGGTCTGCGTGACTTGTAACATAGTAGCCGTTGTGCCTGCGCTCGCAAAGCCCGAGCCGCCCCCGGCGACTACAGGCACAGCGCGCATGTCGATAGGAATGTTGGCCACAGCGGGGGATGCAGGCACATTGACAGATAACGTGTTGTAGTAGCGCGCACAAATCGCTTCTTCAATTACGCGGGGGTGGCGCTCAATACCCATAGCCGTGACGCCTTCAACAAGCACAGGCTCGGTGAAACGGATAAGGTTGAACTGTGCTTGGTTTGTCAGCTTCTGGCCGCCAGCCGCGCACGTGAAGTTGCCCGCCTGCCACGCGCCCGGCGTCGTTTCAAAGTTCGACCCGCAGCCCATATCCATCACAAAGCGCGCGGCGGCGTTAGCGCCGGTAGGCCACGTGCCTGCCGTGTCGCCCGGTATAGTCACTTCGATGTACGTCCACGTCGTAGCTTGTAGCGTAAGCGAGAACACATAGCTGCGGTCTTTAGCTGCGTTCTGAATTGCGAAGTAGTACGTACCTGTGACAGATACGCGATACCCTATGCGCAGCGTAATGGGCTTGGCGTTTGCAGTACCCCACAGCAAGTCTTCCCAGTCTATGCCTTCGATAACCTGTTCGTAGCGAGCATCGACCGCTGCGCCCGGAGCGCCCGCAGGCACGAGGCGCGTCTGCACCGTCATGGCCTGCCGCATCCCGTAGTCGAGCGACGTAGTTATAATGCCTGAGCGCAAGGTCTGCGACCCTGCGGTCAAGCGCCAACGATCGCACGTGAACGCGGTGGCGTTCGTCACGTCGGCCCCCAAGCCATTGCGCTTGTTGACCGATCCGTCGCCGTTGTGAATACGGTTCTTAATGCCGCTGGTCGCGCCGGGCGTGAAAAGCCCCTGAAGGTTTACGACGCTCGGGCCGAAGTTTGTGCCGCTGAGAAGCAATTGGTTCTTCTCTGTCCGATCGGAGATCTGCGGCATAACCAATACTTTGTCCGTCTTGTTCGCGCCTGTCGCGGAGGCGATGCGGACGAGGGAGTCGGACACGTTGCGGAACCGATTGACGCCGATGCTGATGCCCACGTCCTCGGTGAGCGCGGAGCTATTGTTTTGGAAATCGACACCAAACGCTTGACCGTTAGCGTCGATGTCGTTGCCGTCGATGATAGTCTTAGCGCGCTTGTTGCCGCGAAGCGTGATCGGCGTAGTCGTGGCCCCTCGGCCCTTGACGCCCGTAATGGTCAAGGACTCATAGTTCACGTCGGACCGAATGTAGCTACCGCCATTAGGCAAGTCGAACGAAACATCTTCGATCTCTACGTTGCCGACTGTTGCGTTCTTAACGTCGATACCCGCTGTCAGACTGGTGCCTAGCTGGATGCAGCCGGGAAGGTCCTTACAGCTATGGATACGAATATCACGCGCGCGTCCAGCGATAGCGGTGGCCAACGCGCTAACGATATTACGTCCGCTAATGGCGTAGATTTCGCCGTGCTGCGCGTGGTGCGTTCCACCCAAAGAGCCGTTCATGCCGTCGGCGTAAATGTTGCACTGTTTAAAGCGGCGCATAATTTCGCCGACACCACTGTCAGCCGGGCGGCGGCCATGTTTGAAGTGAATACCGTCCCAAATGACGCCGACAGAACCATGCGCGTTCCAGCCATAGTAGCAATCGTCCGGCACGCCCGCGTCGCGCCCCACACCGGTCAACAACCCGCCGACGCCAAAGCTCACGTCCCAACACAGCCGCGCTTTAGCCGCCGCGTTCTGCCACTGGCGTGCATCATGCCCGAAGAACGAAGTACGCAAGCAGTACTCGACGTAGAAGCCAACCGGCCCGATGCCATTAGTAAGCGCGGGGTCGTCAGGCTGGTCGTTCTCCGAATTGAAGCCGTGGCCAAATATGATGTCAGTGATGTGGTCGATCGGTGTGATCGTGACTGTGTAAGTCGAAGCGTCGTAGCTGTCCTCAAGCGGGCTGTCGAGCGTGATTGTTGAGCCGGACTTGGCGTCGCACCAGCGCAGCTCTTGCTTGTTGACGTTCGGGTATCCGCCGACGGAATCAAGACCGTTGAACTTCTCGCCGCTCGACGTGATACGAAAAGGCTTGCCGACGGTAAGCGCGTCGGGGTTAGTGACTTGGATGGACGTAGCGCCCTTCGCGGCGGACGCGGACATGGTGGTCGTCGCGGTCGTCACGCCGGAGAATTGCAGCAAGCCACGGTCCTGAGTCCCGCTAAAACTATCGCCGATCAGGCGGAAGCCCGGCACGCCCTCAAAGCTCAACTTGCTGATGCCAGTACGGGCGATGCGATTGATACGCGGCTGCTCGGCCACATCGCCTACGAAACGCGCGCCCTTAGACGCAACGGCGGTAAGCGCGTTGTTAAGCAGAGTGGTGTTCTGCGCGGCGGTCTTGCTGGCCGAAATGCCAAGCTCGGAGAACTTGATGATCTCGCCGGTAGCAGGAGCCGCAGTGTTGATCCACGCGCTCGATGACGCGGAATACTTGAGCTGGTCGCCATCTTGGGGCGACGTGATGACTGTATCGAGACTGCCCGGCAGTGAGGCCACGGTAGCGGGGATGATGCGCTTGGCGTCGCTGCTGTAGATCAGCACGTTGTCGGCGACAGGATCGTCGATCGTGATCTGCGTAGCGTCAGCGCCCGGCACGCGCTCGGGGCGCACGACCGAACGCTTGAACTTCTCCCTAAGCTCTTGCAGCATCATGGTGAAGCGCGACATCTCAACACCCATGAAGTCGTTAGACCGCACCGTGTTGGCGTCGGCGCTGGTCAGCACAGGCATGTCGCGGCGAACCGTGATGTAGTTTGTCTCGGTGGCGTCGAGAACGATTAGCGCGTTTATCTTAGCGATAAGCGGAGCGAGCGGGGTGACGGTAAACTGATCGAAGTTAGGGGACGACAACTGCACAGTGTAGTCAGAGTTAGGCGTAGCCGTAAGGCTGGCCTTGCCGTACACGACCTTAACTTCGCTGGCGTTGTACAAAGGAAACGCGAGATTGACTGGCGTACCAGCTACTACGTTCAAGAAAGTCTCTGACGTTTTTTCTGTAGCTACGCTCATGGCGGACTCCCTTGATACTCAGGTAAGCGTCCTTCAAAGACCGATTCGCCGGGCCGCACGAAGAACCTATTACCTCCATTCTTTAGCTGATTTTGCTCTCGGCGTAAACGGCGTTCGTAAATGTCCGGGTCGGCCAAGTTTTCGACGTTCTCCCACACGCCCTTTTCGAGCAAACCCTTGGCCCACCAAAGGTTTGTGCCGGGCGTGTAGCGCTTGGTGTACTGCGCGGCTTTAGCAAGGAACGTAGCGGATTGCCCTTGGCTCAAACCAGCCGGGCTGTCAACCCAGTTAAACAGGTCGCCTAAGACAAGCTGCGCCGTGTCGCCTGCGAACCCCGCGATCGGGCCAGCGGCTGTCTCGACGGGGCCGCCGCCCATGCGGTTAACGCCCGAAGTCAGGAAGTCGCCCCATATACTGAGCGCGCCACCGGCCAGCATCGCACGCCCCCAAAAGGCGAGGGTGTCCATCGGCACCGGGTCCTTAAAGTCGCGAAGCTCCTTGATCTGAATCCCGAGCGCGCCCATCAATGTCATCGACGTACCGAGTGCGGCATAGAAACCGAGCCGCCCTTGAGCGCTCTTGCCTGACATGCCGAGCCGTCCATAGCGCAGCCAGAACGCAACCGCAAAGTTCTTGTACATGGCAAAGCTGTGCAGTATCGCACCGGCCAGCGTGTCAGGACGCGTCGTGCCTTTAAGCCCTACCGCTGCCTCGACCGAGCTGTCCAGTACCATGCTGCGTGACTCGATGTGCACAAGTCCCTGAAACTTCTTGAACAGGGCTTGCTTGTTCGGAAGCTCAGTGTCGAGCAAGTCAATCGGGCGCATCCACGATACGCCTTCGCGCGGCGAACTCGGCTTGACCGCTTTGCGGAACTCGTCCCATTCAGCACTCGTGACGCCGTGGCGCGCCATCATATCGCGGTTGGGTAGCTTATCGAACGGAACGTCAGCATTGCGCGCAAAGTCGATCAGCATCAGCTTCTGCGCGACACCACGCAACACGTTGGTGTGAGCGGCCATGCCTGATGCGCGCAATACCTTGTCCGGGAAGTGGCGCGTTATCATCGGCCCCATCGTGGCGAAGCCATTGAAGCGCGTGGCCGCGTACATCGTGCGAACAGTGTCGTCTACTACGAACCCTGCGGCTGCTAGTTCTTGGCGCAGCTTTGTGGGGTTAGCCAACAAGCCATCAAGATACATACGCATCGCGCCGCCGATGTTGCTGCCGTTAAACTTAGCGACCATGTGCAGGGTAGCATGATCACCGAGCACGGCGGGGATCGCGGCGCTCCCGAGTTGCGCTGCGGTTAGCGTGTTGGCCACGGCGTAAATGGCGGCGGCCCCGCGACTCTCGGAGTCCACCGGGTTCGACCGCGTTATGAAGTCCACCATGGGGTCAAACTTATTCTTCAAGATGGCCTCGGCGCGGCCAAGCTCAACGGCTCCGTATTCGGATGCTTTAGCCCGAACCATAGACCTTATGTTCGCAAACATCGCTTCGGGCGAAGGACCGAACGTGTCGATCATAGCGACCTTATGCGTCATGTCCTCGATGTGCGAGAAGAACACGTCCGTGATACCCGAGTCGCTAAACTCTTTGAGGTCGGCCAGCCATGACTCTGCGTCCTTGTAATGCACAAAGCGATGCTGTTCGAGCGCATTACCTATGGCGCGGCCTTGCCCGCGAAACGCCGTCGGGTCGATCTTGTTCGCGCCGTCCAGTGTCATCGACTTCCACACAGCGTCAATCGTTTCGGCGCGACGCTCCGGCGGAATAAGCGTACCGTCAGGGTAGCGCATCTTTGTCCAGTCCCACCTGTCCATACGGCTCGCGCGCCATGCGTCTTCGTTCTGCACCATTTTGGCCAAGCTAGGCGGTGGTTGCGGCAGATAGTTCTTGAGCTTATTCATGCTGCCGCCAGCCGCATTAAACCGATCGACCATGTAGTCTGATAGCTTATTCCATGCCTGCCAGAAGTCAGCGGCCAGTGCGTCGCCGGTGCTTTTGCCGAACGCTTCTTCGATCACGTTAGGCTCGTGAACCTTGCCCTTCTGGCGGCCCCACGCGCCCTTGCCCATCTCAGGCAAGACGTTGCTCATGAACTTGTGAAACTCCCCGAATATGTTTTGCGACGCGGTGTTGAAGTCCGTACCGCCGAACCGTGGATTGTTTCCGATAAGCGCTACGGCTGCGCGGGCAACAGCTTCGCCCCGGCTGGTGGCCTGCTGGTCAACGGGCTTACCGGCGTCAAGGATCTTGAGGTCAACCGTCTTACCCTTATCGAGATGCGCGCTGAGCTGCGCCTGCTTCGTCATCATGGCCGCTGTGCGCTTCATGCGCTCAGCCGCGTCGCGCGTCAGGCGCTGGTTCAAGTCGTTGAGTGCATTGAGGCCAGCAACGCTGTCGTTAAGACCCGTTGACTTATGGTACGCAAAGTGGCTGCGAAACTCTTTGACGATAGCATCGCCGCGCTCTTTACCGAAGCGCCGGTCTTTCAGGTTCGCACGCACGCATGTTTCAAAGTCAATTAGATTCGGCATGTTGTCACCGCTTTCAGGTCTTCGTCAGCATCAATCTGTTCTTGTAGCATTTGGCGCAACGACATCTCGCGCATACCAACGCCGTCTTCGTTCGGCACCATCATCTTTGTCTCAAGTGGCAACCGTATGTCAGTGCCGGGAACGATGGCGTCAGTCTGATCGGCAAGTACTTTAGGCAGACTATCACGGAACGACTGCAAACCGTCAGTCAATACTTCGTCGTTGTGCTTCATGACTGCCGATGCAATGTCGGCCACGCCTGCGTTCTCGGGTAGCCGGTCGCGCACAGATGCAGACTGCCGCAAAGCCGGTATGTCATCAGCCGCTGTGCGCTCAAACGCGTCGAACGCGTCGAGCATACCGGGCGCTTGGTCTGGAAGTTTGCTCTCGCCACGGCGCAGCATGTCCTGCACGGCGCGCAGGTCGGCGTCGCCAGCCGCCCACTTCTTGCGCGCCCGCGCGTAGGCACGCGACACAGCGGGTGCAAGGTCGCGGCGCTTGTAGTCGAGCCGGGCCAGCTCGTCTCGGTACGCCTTGATCGTGGGGCTGTCAGCCGTATCGTGCGCGTGGGCCACGCGATCGCGCTCTTCTACTAGGCTCTTACGCTCTGCTTCTAGGGTGCGCTTTAGCTTGGCCGGATCGCGCGGCGTGATTGCGCGCAACCGCGTTTCGACCTCGGCGATCTTGACCTCGATGTCCTGCACGGCCAGCGCCCGGCTGGCGTCGTTAGGCTTAGCCATCTCGATGTACTGCCGCACTTGCTCCATCTCAGCGCCGAGCTTGTCGTAGACGCGGAACACGTCAGGGTCGATCGTGCGGGCTAGATCGTCAGGCGATGCGCGCCCTAACGCTGCACGAGCGTCGGGCGTCATGGCGGCGTAATTAATGCTAGGCTCTGAGCGCGCCAGTATCTCTTCGGGCGTGGGCGCACGAACCGCCATAGGCGCGTCGCCGTCCCATGCTTGCAGCCGAGCTTCCAAATGCGACAGGTCTTCTGCCATGCCGCGCGCATCGTGGCGCGTGGGGCCTACGGGCGACCCTTCCTGCCGGGCGTACACTTCGTCAAAGCTGCGCTTGCCAGACATCACGTCGGCCAAGTCTTGCTCTGCCTTAGTCATCGGTCGGCGTGACACGGTAGGCTCGGGGCGCGGCGGCACAGGGGGCGCAGGGTCGTCAGGCGTGTTGCGGAACCAGCGGTTGCCGAGCGCCACCGCGCCCTCGCCTACGCCACGAATGGCCGCTCCGCCCGCTGCGGCTAATCCTACCTGAGATGCGATCTGTGCTGCGCCCGTTTCCAGCCCCAACAGGCGCATGTTCTCTTGCGCGCCGGTCAACTGGTTGGCCAGCTCGATCGCGCCTTGGGACCCCGCTTCCGTCGCGATACGCATAGCCGCTGTGCGCCCGAAGCCGCCGATCGGGAGCGTGGCCGCAAGCATCGGGTTGGTGACAGGGTTGACGCCCGAAGCTATTGCGCCCGCGAACGACCCAACAGTGCCAGTGACGCCCTTGCGCGCCGCCGCGTCGCGATCGACGGCATCACGTGCTGCGCCTCGTACCGATTGCCACAGTTCATACGTCGTGCGTAGTTGCGCGTCAGGGTACTTCTGGCGCAGGGCTTCAATGCGTTCGTCGTATTGACGTAGCGCATTGGCTTCTTCTTCGGTGCCGCCGTCCGTGTAGAAGCGGGCCACGTCCTCAAAGGGACGGAACGAAGTAGCGTCCATCAGCGTAGGAGGTTTGAGAATTGGCCAGTCCGGGGCAACCTCACCGAGCTTCACCAGCTTTTCGCGCTGCGTGCCTACTTCGTCGTAGAGATATTCGTTGACACCACGCGAGGACATAGCGCGATCTTGTGCCTCAAACGCGTACTGCGCGCCACGCAACGGCCCAATCTTAGGCCCGGTGGCCACGCTCTCGGGGCTGAGGTATCGGTTATCTTGGTCAGCTTCTAGGAAAGACATGCGGTCCTCAGTTCGCTAAAAAGTTGAACCACGTGTCCCCGCGACTAGCCGTCGATCGCGGCCCCGGTCGCGACACAATGCTGTTCACCAGCTCGGGCGTCGGCTTAATCGTGTACGCTTCGATCGGAGAGCCGGGCGCAGACGGCACCGCCAAGAAGCTACCGTCGGCCAGCATCAGCCGGTATGTACCGTCGCCCACCGCGCGCAGCTTTAACTCGTACTTGAAGTCCGCAGGGTCCGCGACTGTACCGTCGGCCAGCACTGGCGCTTGCTTTGACGTAGACATCGCAACTATGTCCTCTAGCGTGATCCTGTCGATCGCGCGGTCGAGCACGTCAGCGCTGATGCCGGTCGGCAGTAGCGTTTTCTCACCGTTCACCACGTCGATAACGGGCGCGTCGGCTGAGCCGCCGAGCACAGCGTTTACTGAATCCTCAAACTTGATCTTAGAGTTGCCTAGTTGCTCTGAGCTGCCCGCCGACACTGAGCGGTTAGTCCAGTGCGCAACAGAAGCATCGAGTATCGACTGCCGGTCTTCGGGCTTCAACAGCGCCAGCGCGGGACCAGCCTGCACGCTAAACACTTGCATGGCCTTATTGCTGCCGTCGCCAAGCCCGAGCTGCGTGCGGATCGACGGATTGTCGTTGAGGATCTTACGGCCACGGATGATCTCTTGCGCGGCATTAACCCCGCCTGCCATATAGAGCTTACCGGCAAACGCGAACGCGGGGTCCTTCTCACCTAGCTGGCGCAGCGCTGCCTTCGACACGTCAGGTCCCATCTGCGCGACGCCAGCCATCACGCGCACGATGTCGTCGGCGCTGCCTGTGTCGATCTGCGACTTGAGATAGTTTGCTTGCTCGTCAGTAAACGGCTTCATGTCGCGCATCGGAATGTTGTAGTAGTTGGCCACAGATTGCGCCACGCCAGACTGCGCGGCGAACCCGCCCTCCGCGCCGAGGTCAGGCATCACAAACGTGCCGGTCTGCGCGGCTGTCATCATCGGGTCTTTAGCCAGCCCGGACTCAAGCGCGGTCAGGCCACGTTGGTATTGCTGCACGTCCTCAAAAGCCACGTTGTCGGGCGACAAACCGAACTTCTGCGCCAGCCCCACGTAGACATCTTGCACTGACAGTTTCTGCCCGTCTCGGTAAAATATGGGCTTGTTGGCTTCGGCTGCTTTTGGCATCAGGTCTGCCGCAGATATACTCGGGTCCCTTTCCCGCGCCGCTATCAGTGTACTTGCCCCGTCCGCGCCCATAAAGTGCGCCATGTATATCTCAGCGTCGGAAGGCTCGCGCCCTAACGCCGTGCTTAGCGCTGCTCTATTGCGCGTGGCCAACAACGCGGTGCCTAGCGCAGCAAAATTGACATCACCACGCAAAGCTAAAACCTCTTGCTTAGACATAGCGCTTAGGTCAAGGCCCCATTGCTCGGCGACACCGGGCGAGTAAACCAACTCTAGCCACGTGCTTTCTATAAATTGACCGGGGCCTATAGCCGTGGAAGCAGGCTTACCGTCAGGGCCTAAAATATCTGTAGGAAAGTCGTATCTATTTGGCTCGACGGTGACAAGAGGTGTACGCTTAATCACGTCAGACTTCGCGCCCGCCATAAAGCCGCGCTCCATCAGCACGGACGATACTTCGGGCGACAGGTCGCTCCACCCGCCGAACACAACGCCGCCTTCCTTTTGCTTGAAGGTTGCTGGCACAGCGTCAATCATCTTGGCGCGCAATACGCCCGCCTCTTCCCTAAAGCCTGTAAACCCCGCGTCGATCAGCGCCGCTGCGGTGCGCGCTTTATCCGCCGCACTCATGCCCAAGGTCGAAACGTCGATCGTGTTGTCCGACTTTTGGCCGGGCGTGTCCGGCAGGCGCACAACGGGCAACGCGGACCCTAGCATCTGACCAGCCATAGTGGCGGCGTCTAGCACGTCAGGGCGCATGTTCCGCACGTCGAAGCCGGTTGTGAGCGCCATTGGCGTATATTCAGGCTTAACTTTGGGGCGCTTGGCCTTCAATTTATTGCCAGCCTCCGCCCCCCACGTAGCGGCCAGTAAAGCAGGGCTTACGTCGTTGTACACTTTAGCCGCGCTGTTTATCGCGGTCGATACTTCCGGCGCAAAGTTGGGGAACACAGCGTCAGGGCTTCCGTTGGTCTGTGCTATGCGGGCGCGGATCTCGCTCGGTGGCAACTTCATGATCGTGCGCTTGATGTCCTCATTGCGGGCAACGCGTGCGATCTGCGCGGCCTGCACCGGGTCGCCCACTTCTTTGACCAGCGACTGCGCGCTGCGCAAATCCTCGGGGTCGATAAATGATGTGGTAGTCTCGCTACGCTCTTTCAGTACCTTGACCGCCGCGTCGGCTTCGGCCTTGACCTTGGTGCGCAACTGAGTGCGCATCGAGCCGAGCTTGTCCGCTACGCGCGCATAGTCCTCGGGCTTCATCTCAGCCGTCCAGTCCTTGCCGCCTTGTCCGGCCAAGTCTGCGGCGATAGCGTCTACCGCAGCCGCTGTCGTGGCGGCGTTCATCATACCGTCGAACCGGCTCTTGGCTGCGTTGTAGCGCCACTCCTGCTTCATCAGCTCGCGCTGCGAGGCGGGCATGTCGGTGCGGCTGTCGATCACAGCGAAGCCGTCCTGCACGCTCAGATCATACGCGGTCGGGTCGCCCATGACTTTGTTCTGCAACGTGGACAGCGCCGTGTTAGCTTCGCGCTTGCCAAACTCCTGCATCGCAGACCACTCGTACTCGGCGGCGTTGCTTGTATACTGCGGGAAGCGGGACATGGCTTCTTGGCGGAAGGCCATGCGCGCGGCGTCGTCAGCCAATCTGTTCGCGTGGTCCTCAACGAGCGCGGGGTACTTCTCTTTCACTAGATCGTGGTAGCCTTTGCCGTCGGGGCCGACTTGATTGCGAAGCTGCAAAAGATCCGGCGTGGGATCAAAGTTGGCCATCGCGTTCGCCGTGTCTTCGCGCCGCTTCTTGTCTGCAACGCGCGCCACTACGTCAGTCGTCACGCCTACCGCTTGCCCTAACTCTTGCAGCGCGCCGCCTACCTGAGCGCCAAACGCATCGGCCCCGCCGGAACGTGCGATGCCGCTCGCGCTGCTGCGCAGCGACCGAGCGTCCACTTGCGACGTGTAAGGAAGGTTAGGCATAGCTTAGACCCCTTTGTAATATCCGTATGCTTTGCTCGCGCCGCTCAATAGCGCGCTACCGGCCTTCACGTAGCTCGACTTCTTGGCGTTCTTACCCGCTGCTATGTTGGCGTCGGCACTCTCGTTCGCACCTATGATACCCATAGCCGCGTCGCGCCCGCGCACTTGGCCTTCGTAAGATGTGCGACGCTGATCGAGCGCCATACCCACAGCGGAATCAGCAAGGACATCGAGCGGCGACCCCGCCATGTCCACGCCCGACGAGCCAAGGCTGGCTTTGATCGTGGCAAGCTGACGGCGATGCTCGCGGCGCTGGTCCTCGGCGGCCAGCTCTGCGGTGTTGATGGCGTTGATACGGTCTTGGGTTCGGATCTGTGCGTCGCGACGGTCTTGCTCCGCCGCCCGGTTGGCCGCTGCGCGCTCAGCGTTGCCCTCGCTGATGGCTCCAACTACGGACAGGGCCGTACTCAGTCCCGACACTACGGCTAGTACTGTAGCTGCGGCCATGCCTACCCCCTAACGCGCGCGTAGAGAGCTTCGTCAAGCCCACTCGCGCTACTGCCCCTCATGCGGGGGGCCTCCAAATCCATACCGAGCAATCTAGCCCACCGATGCCCCGGCTCGAAGTCGCATAATACCGTCATCTCGACGCGAGGGCAAGGGTGCAGCTCTAGCGCGCGTTTAACCTTGCGCGTCAGGGCCATCATGTGCGGGCCTGCCTCTCGCGAAAGCATCGCCCACGCCATCGCCCGGCGGTTTGTGACGCGGATAATACCCGCAGCGCCCAAGCATTTATTGCCGCAAAACGCCGTGAAAGAGAACTCGTTTTCCAACGCCGTGCGCAGAGCGGGGTCAAGGTATGCAAGCTGAGTTTGCTTGTCGCCCTCTTGCGCCGCCACCAGCGCTATGTGTTCCTGCCGGAGCTTAACGTACTCGATCATTTCGGGTTGTCCTGTGTCACGAGCTGCGGTAGCAATGCCAGCACGTTGCACGGTAGTGGCGTCTCTTTCCTGCGTCGTATGTACAGGCATCCGTCCACTTCGTATCCTGCCGCCAGAGGTATCGGCTTCGTGAAGCCCGTTTGCAGAACCACGCCGTCATTTACTTCGATGCTGTAGTCCTTGTAGTAGTACTCCATCGGCTCGTACTCAATCACGCCTGTGTCATGGTTCTTAACGCCGATGTCGCCGCCGAAAGAATCCCACACGAGGACAGTCACGTTGTGCATACGCTTTACTTTGCCAATGGCCGTCCCGTCCGCAGCGCCATTCTCTAAGCGCGCGGTGGTCACGAGGGAATCAAACCCAAAGCCAAGAATGACGTTCGATGCTGCGAATGGCAGAAGCACAGACCCGTCGGCCACGGTGATAGGTCCGATCGGCGCGCCGTCCGCCAGCCCATAGAGGACGCGGCCTTCGACGTGCGTGAGGTTGTACAGCCGGGTCGCCGGAGCGCCGCTGTAGCGGAGCGCACAGTCCACATAATGCGCGTCCGAGAGATCCATGCCGAAGTCCCAAAACGGAGTGAGCTTCTCCACGAAGCGGCGCGTTTGCCCGTTGACAGTACGACGCACAATCATCCACAGCACATCTTGCTGCCGCTCAGTGCCGGGCAGAACTGATATGCTTTCGACAAAGGCTTCCGAGCTACCGAGGTCGGGGAGCGGGTGCTGGTGCCAGCCCACCACGTTCTCGTCGCGGTTATACGTCAGTCCGACAATGCGCCCGTCTTCGCGCAGGACCCAAACGATACTGTACGGTTCCGCCGCGTAGGCCAGCTTCTTGAACTTGGTTATACCGAGGTGGCTCGCGAGCTGCGACATGCTCGGCGCTTTGAAGCTATCGGCCTCGTAGGAGTACGCAAACTCACGCAGAGTACGGGCCGAGCGCTGCACAAACAATGTCTGGCCGTCCACCGACACCGCGCGCACGTTGGCGCTGCCGCGTTGCGTGGGCGTCTTAACGCGTATCGAGTTGGCCGTCACGTTCTTGCCCGACCCTTCGAGCGGCAACACTTGCGCTTCGGTCAGGCCGGTGCCAGCGAGGATGCCGTCTTTGCCCACGGCCAGCCAGCGGATACGCGAGAGCTTAGGTGTGTTGAGCTGCACGAATATGCCGCTGGTATCGAGCACTTCGCCGTCCGGGGTCGTGGGCGCAAAGCGATCGTAGAACTCGGGCATGGACGCGGCCAGCGCGTCGGGGTACTTGGTCGAGCCGCCGAGCCACAAGCGGTCTTCGGGGCCAAACACGCCCGCGTTGGGGTAGCCGGTCGTGTCGCTCCAAACACCGAGACGCCACTTCGACGACGGCGCAAGATCGGGAAACGGCTCGTCTAGCAGCACGGCTTGCACTTCGGTAGCTGACGTGCGCGACGTGATGCGCAGGGATCGCCACACAGCATCGCTGCCTTGGATGCGAATCAGTCTGCCTTCGTCGGTAGTCAAAAACCCTAAGCCGCCGTTGATGTCGGTCGTGGACGACGCAGTGATCGTGACGTTGACCGAAGTGGTAGAGCGGATAATCAGGCTGCGGATCGTGGGGTTCACCGTGCCGTTGCGCGTGCACGCCGTCACGTTCAAACGATAGTACTCATACGCCACTGCGTTATCGAGCGGGAAAAAGACAGACTTCATGCCGTCGTAAAGCACATAATCTTTTTGGGTATCAAGAATAGTCCAGTTAGTTCCGTCGTTGCTGCCTTCAAACGTGAAGTTAGATGGCGCATGGTCTTTGCTCGTGTAGCTGGTGTTGGCGTTGTAGTCACCAAGCGCGATCGAGTACCCGTCGGCCACGAATGGCGCGCCGGTGGAGCGGTACTGGATTATGCCTGACTGGTTCGTGTTGCTGCGCCAATAGCTCGGCAAAGCTGGATTGTCGAACGCCAAATAGTAATCGCTGCCCGCGTCATTGCTGCTGCCCGAGCAAACGCCAGAGGGCGTTGTGTTGCTCGTCATGTTAGGCGTGGCTTTACCCGTAGCGCTCAGCGTCAATTTAGTCGTCGTGTCTACTTGCGGTAGGTAAGGACCGTCGGTAAAAACGATGGCCTCGAACCGCCAATCGTAAGTGTCGAGCCGCTTTAACTTGTAAGGCTTGACCGTGGGGTGCAACAGCCAAAAGGTGTCGAACCGCTGTAGATCACATATCTCTTCTAGCTGGTCCTCCGTGTAGGGGGAGTCCACGTGGTACACACGCGCCACTTGCATACTGGCCGGGTCGGGTATCGGTAAGTACGTGGCGTCGAGCGTGTACTGATTGCCCGAGATTGCGGTGATGCGCGCGGTGGTGCCATTGAGGTTTGATGCCTCGGGAAGCAAGCTGATGACAACTTCTTCGCCGACGACGCCGCCCCATGCGGGGTCCAGCTCAACGACGATCGGCGACCGGGCGACCATGGTGCAGAACTCAGGCTGACGCGTGAGTAGGCCGAACTCGGTAAAGAAGCGCAGCCGCCCCGGCGAGAACTCAAGCTGCAAGAAGTCAGTCTCAGAAAACACAAAGGGGATCAGAACGGTCTTCTTAGTCTCGTCGTACACCTTGCCCATGAAGGCCGTACCGCTGCGCGGAATCGCGGGGCCTTGCGGCGCGGCGACATAACCTTCCATCTTGCGAACGCTTGACGGATAGCGGTCAATGTCCGTGCGGCCCTCCATGAGAGCCGACCATTCGCCGCCGTTGAAAGACCGAATAATAGGTGACGCTTTAGCCATGACAAACCCCCGTTAGGGTAGCTGGCCTGCACGAGCGGAGAGCCAGCTATACTCCCCATCATCCTGTTGTATCTCTTCTGTGCCGATAATGAAAGCATTAGCTTTGGCCGCTGTGTCAACGGCATCGCGGTATTTCGCGTCAGCTTCTTGGTTTTTACTGGACGAGCCAGTGATATACTCAGCCGAGAACCGGCGCAGAGCACAGGCCAGCACATCAACGAACAGCGGATCGAACTCGTCTTCGTTCGCGTTCTTGGTGTACTCAATGGCCAGCGTGGGATTCTCGCTGTAGATGAAGCGCCCGCGCTGCACCCACTCCGTACTCTTTATACGTATCGGTACTAAGCAGTCTATCGGCATCGCGTATTTGTACGGCTTCTCTACGTCCGTAAGCGTTTGCACAAGAGTAAGTTTGTAGTCAGCCACACGTGCAAACACCCAACGGCGCTTGGCCAGTTCGGTTCGCTTGATGTGAGTGTAGTTGGAAGAAAAGTACCGCTCGATCGCCGTGCGGGGCGGACTAATAGTCTGGACCGTAGAGGACGCAATGCCGGACAAGCCGATGTTGATGATCTGCGTGTCTGTGTACATTGCGTCCCCCTTGCCCTCACGAGGACCTTATTACTCGTAAACGTAGGCGATAAAGCCCTTCAGTGTAGCGCCGATCGGAATGGTGCCGCCGGTGACTTTGGCCTGCACGAGCACACCAGCTTTCGAGTAGAGGTCGAACTCAAGCAAGTTGCCAAACTTGAGGTCCGCCGTGGCGCTGGCGATGTCGAGGTGCGCAGGAGTAAACGCATCGTCATCGTAGGCTTCGGTCGTGTTGTCGCCACTCGCATAGGCCGTGTGGCCAATGTCGAGGATGCGGCTCGCGCCGAAAGCTGAGGTCTGCACGCGGGACATGCTCGGGAGAACCCGAACGCGCCCGGCGGGCAGTTCAACGAGGTCGATAGTGGACCCGGCATCACTGGCCACAGTGATAGGGGGCATCTCAAAGCTGGCAAAACGGATTTTGCCGTGCTCTTCGACGGGGAGCTTCCGATAGTCTTCGGCGAGCTGCAAAGAAACAAGAGCGTCAACTGCCATGATGTATTCCTTCCGTAGTTAAGTAAACTGGTTTTGGGCTTCTCATAACTCAGTGGAGTAGAGCGGGCCGAAGCCCGCCCTGTCCCCGCTACGTTATTCCTTACACTGGACCTGAAACACCTTGCCGTTTTCACGACGGGTCGCACCACCGGTGAACGTGCCGTGAATCTGCTTGATGTTGTTCTTGTCAGGACGATTGCCAATCGTAATGGTCAGACCGTCCCACGCACCATAGTGCATACCTTCGTTGACCCAAGACGGGCAACGGCGAACCGTACCCGAATCAGAGAAGGTGGGGATGCCCTTACCATTGAGATCGCTGCCGTCGTTCTCATAAGGCACGAACACAAAGCCCATGAACTGAGTGACTTCGCCATCGACCAGCGGCTTGACGGCGTTGTAGTCACTCGACCCAACAGCCACTTCACCGAGCAAATCGTCCGTCTCTTCGGAAGTCACGGCGATGTACGGCTTGACGCTACGCACATCGACATGGCGCTTCTTGTAGAGCTTACGCAGCGAGCGCAGCTTGGCCACAGTCATGCCGGTACCGCCGTGCGCCACGATGTCCTGCGAAGGGAACGCGGTGTTGGTGGTGCCGTCTTTGCCGGTCTTCATGGTCGCGAAGTACTTGTCCATGATGATCTCGTCCATCTTGCGCGCAGCGGCTTCGCGGAAGCGCTCGACATAGGGCGAGGTCGGATCATAGATCATCTTGAGGGTATCAAGACGATCGACCAGTACGGCGCAGTCATACTCCTTGCCGGACACCCAAACCTGAGTGTGCTCAAGTTCGGTCAGCTTGGTGTCAGCATAAGGCGTATCGCGTTCAACGAACTCGACCTTGCCGATGAAATTGACGACTTGGCTCTTCTCACCCATGTAGGTGTTCGAGCTGACGAGAGGCATCAGGATGCCACCCTTCTTGTTGAGCGCAGCCACGACGTTCGCCGTGTACATTTTGACGTGGTGCTCGGGAACCGAGTAGGTCGCTAGAGTTTCAGCCATATTGGATACTCCCTTGGTTGATCACATTGCGTCGAGTTGCTCAGTGTACCAAGGGGTGTTCGTACAAGACGGCCCTTAACGATAAAAGGAAGTCGAGCAAACCCGACTTCCCTTCACCATACCTATATTCGCTACTTTGTCAAGTAGCCTACTTCTGTGCCGCAAAAAGCTGCGCCATACGCTCCACCGCCTGCCCATGGCCGGGGTGCTTCGCGTCGTTGTACGCCGCATCCGCTTGCAGCGTTGAGATCGCGTTCTTAATCGCTTCCTGCGACATGTTGGCCGGGTTGGTCGGATCGCCGCTGGTGCCGCCGAGGGGGCCAGCGCCTTCGTCAGAACGGCGACCGATCGCGGCCAACAGTTCGACTACAGGAGCCAAGCCCACGCTCTTCTCCACACCTTCTAGCAGCGCCGGGTCGAGCTTGAGGGACTTGATAACCCGCAGGCCCGCTGCCTGATTGGCCTTCAGCTCCGCGCCCCATTTAGTTTCAAGGGCGGCAAGGGCTTGTTCGTTGGCCACACGATCAGCTTCGACACGCGCTGCCATCTGTTCGCCGACAAACTTATTCCATTCATCGACCGCTTCCTGTGCCTTGGCCGGGGGCGCGCCGAGTTTGTGAAACAGCTTCTTGCCAAACTCAAGCGTCGGCTGATCGACAGCAACGCCCTCGCCCGGCTTGAGTTCGTACTTGTCCGGCGATTCGGGGCGGCCAAGTTTGTTGTAGAACGCGTCCCACTCAGCTTGCGGCGCGTCGGCCTTCGGCACCGAAGTGACTTCGGGGTTGCCGTTTTGCAGCTTGAGAAGGTTGTGGTACGCCATGGCCACTTCGTTAGGGTTGCTGTAGTTCTTGGCGCGCATCGTTTCGCGGACAGGTTCTTCCGGGATGCTCTCGAACCACGGCTTCTCGCCGATCGTGTAGACGCCTTTAGCGTCAGACCATGGGGCCTTGATAACCACATCGCCGGTCGGGGCGGGTGCGGGCGGAGTAGCGGCAGGCGGAGGTGCGCCGGTCGCAGGAGCGGCGGGGGCCGCAGCGGGTGGTGGTGGTGCGCCAGCGCCGGGAGCCGGAGCGGCGGGTGCCGTGTTCGTCGTGTCAGTCATGTTGTTTCCTATCGTGAGAGCGCGCCTGTGTACTTAGCAAACAGCACATCAAAGTCTAGGCGCGTAAAGTCCTTGATGCGCTGGAATACTTCTCGACGGCCTTCCTTCATGTGCATCAGCACTTGAGCGTGGGGGCCGTCAGCGATGTTGTAGGTAGACACGAGCATCTTGCAGAAGAACATGAGATCGCACAGCACTATGTCGATGTCAGCCTGCGATCGCTCGCCTGCGGTGAACACAGCGATGTAGGCTTGACGGCGGCGACGCAGCTCGCCCTCGGCATCGACAACCTCAGAGCGCACAGCCGCTTTGACTGCTGCCTCGTGGCGCTCAAGCGCCTCGGGATCGAACGGGTCGCCGTCCTCAAAAAGATCGTGGCTCATTGTGCACCTTGTGCTGTGAGGGTCTTAGCCGCCGAGGCCAACGGGGCTGCGTTCTTGAGAAGCTCGGCTTGCTGCTGTTGCTGCTGGCGCGCCGTGGCGAGCGTGCTCTTCGTGCGATCGTCATTCATCCACCGAGCGGGAACCGCCATGCGCTCGCTGATCTCAGGGATCGCAGCGTCGAAGTTGAAGTGGTCGAAGTGCGACGGATCTTGCGTGACGTTGACGAGGTTGGTCGCCATCTCGACGATGCGCATGAAGCCGCTGACCTCTTCGGCGTACATGCCTTTGGCCATCGGCGACGTGTGCAGAATGTCGTACTCGCCTCGGGCTTCAATAAGCTCGGGCGGCATCTGAGGCATCAGGCCCATCTCGTCGAGCATGTCGAGTTCGCGCAGCACGCCGGGACTGGTGAACTCTGACTGCAAGCGGCCCATCGTGGGGGCCATCAATGCCGTCTTCTCTGCCATGCGCTCCATCACCTCGGTGGCCGTCATCTCTGGCGTTTCCATCAGGATCTGGAATATGGTCACGAAGAAGCTGTCGTTTATGTCCATGCGCTCTTCTTCGAGCAACTTGTCGGGTATGCGCAGATCGCCGACAGGGAACGGCTGGACCATCATGCGGCCCTGATTGTCGAGGCCGCCGGGGATGCTGGCGTTAGGCCGAAGGTCGATGACGCCGTTAGTCACGCCATCGTCGTGCACGAGAAGCGTAGGCTCAGCGATCCGCTGGCCAACCTTTAAGATGCTCTTCTTCATGGCGCTGGCAGTGCCGAGCGCGCCGAGCGCTTGCGCCGCAGGAGCAAAGCCGTAGGGGTCGCCCGCCTCAGTGAAGGTGCGCGGGGTTAGGTACGGCATGGACTTGAAGCCTTGCTCTTCGCCGATGTAGTAGCGATCCGTCACGCAGATGTAGCTGCTGACATACGGATGGCGGCGGGCATCAATGGCCTCGGGGTCGTAATCGGTGCGCGGGTGCACAACGTGGACAAACTCTTTCATGTCCGTTTCTTTTTGCGCAGCTCCGACGGACAACTTCATGCACGGCGGCTCTTGCTCGCCGGGGAACTTCTGCGCGAACTGGCGGCGGTTCAACCAGAAGCGATAGAAGACTGTATCGACATCGCCTTCGTCATTGACCAGCACATAGATGTCGCGCATCGAGCACGCGCGGTACAGAAACTGATTCGACTTGCGACGGCGACCGTAGAAGATCGGCCCCATACCATAGACGCCGATCGACGCATACGTTTCGGACGAAGCCTGCTTGAACTTGCCCTTCTCGTCGTAGCGCATCCGAAACAGCAAGCTATTCAGCTCGTCGAAGTAATTGCGCACGCGCATCGAGCGCGCAAGGTTGCGGTCGGAGACAGCGAGCGTTTGCCAGACCATGTTGTGCGGCGTGATCATGCGCTCCAAGATGGCCATGTACTTTGGCAGGGCGCGCGTGCCGGTCGTGTCAAACGCAACGCGCCGGGCTGCTTGCCCCTTGCTCTGGCCTACCAGCATGGACGGGCCGTCTACATTCCACGCGCCGTACTGACGCGGCAGGCAGTAAGCCGCCGCCATCTTCCAGTCATTCTCGTGAGGGCTACGGATCGTCTTAGCTTCTTCGTAGCGCGTGATGATGTCGGACGCGAGGGGACGTGCCATTAAGTTGCTCCTGCCGCGCCGAGATAAGAGACAGCGCTGTTCTTGGGTGCTGTACCACCGCCGGTGAAGTACGTCATAGCGCGACTACCACCGCCTGCGAAGATACGACGTTGCTCGTCGGCCAGCTTTTGAGTTTGCGCATCACTGCGCGCGGGGGCCGGAGGTAGCGGAGCGGGAGCCGGTGCGATAGGTGCGGGCTTAGCGCCCCCAATGATACTTCCCATGTTGCCTCCTACAAAGCGAACTCGTCGTAGTCTGATAAAACTTTTGGCCCTCGCTTGGCGTACTCGTTCGTCCTATCCCGACGCGCGACCCGCACCGCGAATGTCAGCGCCAGTGTATCCGCATCGTCAGGCGAAGGCAATCCCCTCTTGCGCATGTCTTCCTTGGCCTCAAGTTTCAAGCGCTGTTCGTGCCTATCCATTGAATAAAGAATGGTTGTTAGCTGAGAGAACAAGTCGTCGTCCTCGTTAATGCAGCCTTGCTCAAACAGCCAATCGCGCATCAGCGACCAGTACTCGGCGCGCTTGTTCATGTACCTCTCTGGCTCGCTCGACTGAGCGCCGGGGTGTACTTCTACGATGCGGTATCCTCTGTCGCGCATGATGTCCACAACGCCAGCGCCTACGCCGGTGGACTCAATGACGATAGCATCGGGTTTATGTATGTCTGCTTCTCGCATACATATCTCTGCGAGCTTCGTAAGTGCAAGACCTTTGAACTTGCGCGCCGGGAAGCTGCGCGCATCGCGCCCCTTGCGGAACCGAATGACTGAGTGGTCAGTGCCGTACCGCGCCACGTCAACGGCCATGATCAGGCCAGCGTCAGAATCGGGGTGCAGCTCGCGGTTTTGCGCTTGGCGCACGATGTCTACGCTGATGAATCCGTTGAACGCTTGGTTAGGGAACACACCTTTAATACGTACTTTAACTTCGTCGCTGTCCTCACCGTACTTGTCGATGATGCCTTGCAGCGCCGCCTTGTTCGTGTGCGTCACCTCACGGCTATCAACGTGCCTGTTCCAGTAGAGGTGGGAGTGCTTGTCGAAGCAGTCAGCAAACTCGCCGTCGGGACGCGTGGGGTTGCCGAACGCAAAGAAGAACGCCTCGCCGTCGGTGAGCGCACCTTCCGACACTTCCCATATCTTCTTGAAGATACCGCTCGCTTCGTCGAAGAT